AAATGGTTGCTTTTTTATAAAATCAAAAGAAAATTTATTAGCTTTATATAATTGCGAATTAAATAATTATAAAGTAAAAGTAATTGGAAACATTACAGATAATCCAGAGTTATTAGGAGGAGAATAGATATGTTAAAACTAGAAGAAACAAATCATAGTTATTATTGCGAATGCTGGGAAACTAAAAGAACTTTAGAATGCAATTCGTGGGAAGAATTTAAAGAGAAGTGTGGTTTAGACTATGATTTTGATTGTAATTTATTATTTAGATTTGATTTAGAGCAGAAGGAAGACGATTTAGGTAATAAATTAGATAGTTATATTTTAGAATTACATCATGCTTTACAAAGACATGGAAGAGAATTGTGGCACGTTGTAATATACAATATTACAGAAAAAGACTTGAAAGAAATAAATGAACATTTACAAAAAGCTAAACAATATTTGTTTGAAATGTGGCAGGAGATAGATTTAGGATTAGAGGAGTAAATAAGATATGAAAGGAAATGAAAGAAATGAATTTAATAAAATTGGTAGAAAAGATTAATAAGTTAAATACATTAAATAAAGAACTAGATTTAGATTATAAATATGGAATAGTAATATTTAGCAAATATAGTCAAGCGTTACATATTACAGATAAAAAAAGTTTAAAACTAATAAAAGAAATATACATAGACGAAACAACTGTTTCGTTAGACAAATTAATTAATAATGAATTAGTAAAAAAAGAAAGATATGAATACAAACTTGATAAATTTACAATAATGATAGAATGTTTGTAAAAGAGGTGTTTTAAGTGAAAGAAAAAATAAAAAGAATAATAGAAAAAATTAAAGATATATTTAGTTTACATTGCCCTAAATGTGGAGCAAAAATAGCAAAAGTTATTGAACTAGAAGAGGAGGACGAGTAGTGGAAAATAGTATAGAAGAAGATATAAAAATATTAGAAAATTTTATAAATTGGTTAAAAACAGATTTTGAATACAATTCAGGAGAAGAAATTAAAGCAATAGAGCATATTTTATCAGATTATAAAAGAATATTAAAAGAGAATGAAGAATTAAATAAAAATTATAATTCTTTAATAGATAAAATAATTTTAAAAATAGATGAATATGATTATAAATTTGAAAAAGCTAAAAGACAAAATAAAAATGATATAGCCGATTATTATTGGGATTTAATTGGAAATTTTAAAAAATTGTTAGGTGGTGAGTAATAAATGAATGAGGAAGAAAAAAGAAAATATGAAGCATTTCAGTATTGGATACAAACAAATACTGAAAGAGGAGTTACTACAATTCCTGATAACTTATGCTTATTTGTTGTAAATTTAATAAAAAGCCTACAAAAAGAAAATGAAAAATTAAAAAACAAATTATTAGATACTTTAGAAGGTCAAAAGGTAATCAAAGAAGAAACACCACAATATATTAAAGAAAATTATATTCTAAAATCAAAATTAAAAGACATAATAGACAGAATTGATTATGATATAAAAAAGACTAAAGAAATAATATCAAAAAATACAAATATTTATGCAAGTTATCGAAAAAATGATTATCAAATAGTAAGATTAAAAGCGATGAATACAAAATCTTTAGATATAAAAAAGAGATTACAAAAATTACTAGAGAGTGAGGAATAATATGAGTAATGAAGAAGCACAAAAAATATTAGATAGTATGCACGGAATTAATTTTAAAAACAAGTAGGAGGAAAAAAATATGCAAGAAGAAGCTATTAAAAAAATTGAAAAAATAATAGAAATGTATCAAGTTCAGTTTGCAGATTTAGAGGGATTGTTTGGTAGAAGTACAAAGGGAAACAGGCTAAAGAAAAAGTTAGAGAAGGAGATTAGACTTTTTAATTACATACTAAAAAGAATTAAAAAGGAGGAAAAATAATGGAAATTGATAGATTAAGTTTGCTTGCAGAAATTATATATTTAAGAGAAAAAAATATTTTATTAAGTAGCATAATAGCAAATATTAATATTAAGGAGGAAAACGATGGAAAAATTAAGTAAAGAAGATTACAGAGAAGCTAAAAATTGTTTAAAAAGATATAATTACAATTGTATAACAATATTGAATATAAAATGGGATATAATGGGGCTAAGCTCTGCAGTTGTAGATGGAATGCCCAAAGCACCTTACAGAGTATCGGATTCCGTTTTAAACAGTGTTATAATGCTCCAGGAAAATGAACAGCTACAGCAAAGCACTAAAGAATATAAAGCTGTAGTACAAGCATTACAACTAGTAGACACTATTACAAAAGAGATTTTTGTAGAAGAATATCAAAAACGGAAATGATAACAGATGGAATATTGCAGACAAGTTAAATATAAGCATAGATACTTACAAAAGAAGAAAGAGAAATTTAATTTTATTGGTACATAAAGAAATAAAAAAAGAAGCTGCTTATGAACTGAACCCAAAAAGTTAGACACTTTATATTTACTCATAAAAAATACACCTCCAAACATTAGATTTTTGTTTGGAGGTGTATTTCAGATTAAGGCTTCTTTTTTATAAACAATTTATCCTTTTAATACTTCTATTTTCTCATTATCAAGGCAATATTCTCTTAAAAATTCTTCTATTGTTGTTACATAGTTATCTGCGTAAGAATCACCAATATTGACTTTAAATTCTGTATTATTAAAATAACTTACTGCATATTCAATTGATGTACGTGTAATATCTGTACTTTTCCACCAAAAAACATCTTCATCTATAAGAAAATTTATATCCATTTCTTTATCCAGCTTATTATTATAAAAATTAAAGTTTACTTTTAAGCAATCTTTTACATTATCGTACTTGAACAATACATCAAACTCAACATTATTTTCCAATAAAAGATTTTTTATTTCAGTAATTTTTTGCATCCTTTCTTTTAATTCAATTTTATTTCCTATTAATAGATCATGAATTTCTCTTCTTATTAATTTCATAATAACCTCCTACTATAAATATCTAAATTTAAGATATTTTATTGCTCTACGATACGCTCTGTTTTTAGTTACATCTTTATCTTGTAGCATTTCTTTTACTGTTTTCAATTCTGATAATGATGATGGGTCGTTATACTTATTGGCTTTTTGCCTGTTTTCATAAATCTCTCTATTATCTATCCAGACTTCTGCTTTATTTGAATTTATTTTTTTCTCAAATTTTCTATAAATTTCAGCATCTTTTTTTTCTGTTTCATTTCCATTTTCCCATTTTTCTAAAATTTCTTTAAATTCTTTCGTACTAAATAATTTAATTTCTTCCTGCATTGCCTCTAGTGCATTTTTTCTTATTTCTTCAGCCCATTTTATTTGTTTTTCACTTCCTTCAAGAGCTGGAAGTTTTGATGTATTACTACTACTTGCTCCTCGTCCTCCCATATCATTTCCCCCTTTTTTATTTTTTCATTATTTATAATGTACTTTCATTATAACAAACGGTGTACCGTATGTCAATAGTTTTTATTAAAATTTTTTAATTTTTTTTCAAAAACTTTTCTATCGCTTCTACTGCAATGCTTGTATAAGTTTTTCCTTCTTGTTTTAGTTTAGAATCCAGAGCTTCTGCCATATATAAAGGAATTTTAATGGTGTATCTTTTAACACTGTTTTTTTCAGTTTCATATTCTCTGGAATAATTACGATGTTTCTTAGTTTCCATATTAAACACCTCCTATAATAACGATATTATAACACATACGGAATACCGTGTCAATAAAAATTTAAAAAAGTTGCACCTTTTTTGCACTTTTTTTAAGTAAAAAACGTGTTATAATAGTAGTGTGAGAAAAAGATAAAACTTTTGCGGAGCTGAACATTTAATAAATGTTTAGCTCTATTTTTCTATTAGATATTTAAAAACTAAAGAGGTGTTGTATATGGATAAATTAACAGAAAGCCTTATAAAGCATCTATGTCCAACCTGTTGCGGGAAATGTGATAAAGGGTTAGTAATAATAAAGACTAAGGATACCGTAGAATTGCATTGCCCAGACTACAAACCTAACAGGGATAAAATCAGAAAATTAGCTTATAAGGACAGTAAAACAATAACAGCACAAAGAGGAAAAGCAATAATGGATTTGAATATATAAGGAGAAAAGTATGAGAAAATGGACTAAACAATCTGCAGAAGATTATATTAAGAAATGTAAAGAAAAAGGGTTAAAGTATTTGAGTGCAAAAGATTTTTTAAAGAATCATAGAACTATGCACGCTATAATAGGAGTTTAATAAGAAATATAGTCGATAAATATTTCGAGGTAAAAAATGAACATAAATAAAACTGTAAACAAATTAAATATAGAAACTATAAACATAAATGATTTAGTGCCATATCAAAATAATGCAAAGAAACACCCTCAAAAGCAGATAGATAAAATAAAAAAATCTATTGAAGAATTTGGATTTAATGACCCAATAGCAATAGATGAAAATAATATGATAATAGAAGGACACGGCAGATATGAAGCATTAAGGCAATTAGAATATGAAAATGTAGAATGTATAAGACTAATTAATTTATCAGAAGAACAGAAAAAGGCATATATATTGGTTCACAATAAGTTAAATATGGATACAGGATTCGATACTAAATTATTAAATGAAGAATTATTTAATATAGACAACATAGATATGTCTGATTTTGATTTTAAAATAGATTTTGACGATATATTCAAAGAAAATGAAAGACATAGAACAAATGATACATACAATTTAGAAATAATGGATAATGACAATGTATCAGACTTTTGGCAAATGCCTATTATAAAGAATGATAATTTTATACCAAGTAAATTAATTGGTTTTAATTATGCAAAAACTAGCAAAGAAAAGAACGTAGGAATACATTTTTACTTGGACGACTATCAATTTGAAAGGGTATGGAATAATCCAGAGGACTACGTCGAGATATTAAAACAATACGAATGTATATTGAGTCCTGATTTTAGTTTATATATGGATATGCCAATGCCTATGAAGATATGGAATATATACAGAAGTAGACTAATAGGGCAATATTATCAAAGTCAAGGAATAAAAGTAATACCTACATTGAGTTGGGCAGAGCCAGAAACATTCCAATTTTGCTTTGAAGGAATACCACAAGGAAGCATAGTAAGTATATCAACAATAGGAGTAAAAAGAGACAAAGAAGCATTAAAAATATGGGAACAAGGAGTAGATGAGCTTATAAAAAGAGTTAAGCCATCTACTATTTTAATATATGGTGGAAAATTAGATTATGACTATGGAGACATAGAAATAATCTATTATGAAAATGAAGTAACAGAAAGGATGATTAAAAATGGGAGGACGAGTATCAAGCCAAAAGGGAACAAGCTAGAAGAGAGTACAGAGAGTTAGTAAAACAGGGTAAACTAAGAGATAAAACTAAAGAGGAAAGAATTATTGATGCAGCAAGAGGACATGAAGATAACGCAAGTACTTGGGCTGCAAGAAGAATAGCAAAGAAATTACGGAATTAAATGGTAAGGAAGTGAGACAATGGCAAATGAGCAAAATTTAAGACCACCAACCACGGAAGAAGCGCGAGAAAGAGGAAGAAAAGGTGGAAAAGCAAGTGCAAAGAAAAGACAACAAAATAAAACATTTAAAGAAATAATAAACAAGTTTTTAGATGGACAAGTATCAGATGAAAGATTAAAACAACAGATGATAGAATTTGGATTTGCAGATAAAGAGGTAAGCAATAAAAGTTGTGCAGTATTTGCATTATGGAAAGAAGCAATAAAAGGCAATACAAAAGCATTTGAATTGTTAAGAGATACAATAGGGGAAAAACCAATAGAACAAATACAAAACATAAATCCACCAGTAATAAATATAGAAAGACCAAAAGATGATTAATCCGTATAATATAATAGCAAAACACTTTTGGGATTTACTTGATGATTGTTTAGAAAATAAGCATACTCATTACTGGTTAAAACGGAGGAAGGGGAAGTACAAAATCAAGTTTTATAGGTATAGTTATTCCTTTGATGATGATGATAGATGCACAAAATGGAATATATTCAAATGCAGTAGCAATGAGAAAAGTTGGGGATACATTAGCAGATAGTGTATATACTCAAATTTTATGGGGAATAGAGCAATTAGGAGTATCAGAATATTGGGAGGCAAAAGTAAGCCCCCTAAGACTGACATATAAGCCAACAGGACAACAAATACTATTTAGAAGTTGTAATAATAAAGATGATTACAGAAAAATTAAATCAACAAAATTTAAAAAAGGTTTTTGCAAATATCTTTGGTTTGAAGAACTAGATGAGTTCTTTGGAATGGAAGAAATAAGAAGTATAATACAATCATTGCTTCGTGGTCGGAAATGGCTACGAAGTTTTTTATTCTTACAATCCACCTAAAATGTTAGCAAGTTGGGTAAATGCAGAAGTAATAATTGTAAGGCCAGATAGATTAGTACATAGTTCTACATACTTAGATGTTCCAGTTGAATGGCTAGGAGAACAGTTCTTAATAGAAGCAGAGGAACTAAGAAAGACAAATGAATTAGCATATAGAAATGAGTATTTAGGAGAACCAACTGGAACTGGAGGAGCGGTATTTACAAATATAACATTAAGAAAAATAACAGATGAAGAAATATCTCGCTTTGATAATATAGCAGATGGTATAGATTTTGGATACGCAGTAGACCCAGCTTGTTATGGTCAAAATCATTTAGATAAAACAAGAAGAAAACTATATATATTTAATGAGATTTACAAAGTAGGTATATCAAATAAAAAATTACATGATGAAATAATAAAAGTAAAAATTGGAAGAAGTGAAATTACGGCGGATAGTGCAGAACCAAAAAGTATTGATGAAATGAATAGTTATAGTGGACTGCGAATAGTAGGAGCTAAGAAAGGACCTGATAGTGTTGATTTTGGTGTTAGATGGTTACAAAATTTAGTTGAAATAATAATAGACCCAAAAAGATGTCCTAACACCGCAAGAGAATTTAGCACTTATGAATACGAAAAAGATAGATATGGTAATTTTAAAAGCAAATATCCAGATGCTAATAATCACAGCATTGATATGACTAGATATAGTAGAGAAAAAGAATATAATTTCAAAAAATTACAATTTGGTTATATAAAACCAATATAGGAGGAGACAAAAAATGATACAATGGAATCCAGAAACATTAGAAGATGCGAATAGTGTTTCACAAATATTAATGTTAGCAGATAAAGAGTGGAATGCAAGGAAACAACTATATGAAAGAATAAGAAGAAAAACAAATAATTCAGAATTAGTAAGTATAAATGATGAAAAAATAAAAGTAGCATTTGAAAATTATATTAATTCAATGGTAACAGGTTATTTTGCAGGAAAAGCACCAGTATATGATGTTGAAAAAATATCTGACCCAACGAAATTAAATATAATAAAAAAGTTATTAAACAAAGTATTTAATACAGATACAAATAAAGATGAAGAATTGAAAGTATTAATAGATTATATAAGTAAATATAACGATGATGCAACAGAATTTTTTGATTTGGCATTTGACTATTTTGGAATGAGAGGCTGTTATGAAGTATTATATGAAAACGAAGATAATGAAATAGTATATACAAAGCAAAGTGCATTAAATACAATAGGAATATTTGATTATTCAACACCAGTGAAACAGATAGGACAATTAAGAAAATGGACAGAGAAAAATAAAACTGGTGCAGATATAACAATAGTTGAATTAACAACAATAAATGGTAAAAAATATTATTCACCAACACCAAATAATTATGCAAAATTACAAGAAGATAAACAAAAATTTGAAAAAAGTAAATGGAATATGCTTCCTTGCATAGCAATAGAAAATGAAATGGGATTATCAAGCTTTGAATTGGTAGTCTCTTTAATTTGTGCTTATGAAAGAGTAGTACAAAATAGTAGAAATACATTTCAATATAATGATGATGCAAAATTAAAAATAACAGGTTTTACACCACAAAATGAACTAATGACAACAAAATTAGATGCAGAAGGAAATCCAGAGGTAGATGAAAATGGACAACCTAAACAAGTAGTTAATAAAGCAAGAGAAGAAGAGGACAAAGCACTATTAAAAATGCAAGTATTTTATACACCAGACAATTCAGGTGATATAGCATGGGTTGAAAAAAGCGTACAAGATACAGCATTAGAAAATCATAAAAAAACATTAATAGATTTAATAGCGATGATAAGTGGAGTACCAAATATAACAGATTTAGGATTTACAAATGCAGACAATGCAAGTGCATTAGATAGAAAGTTCTTTGCATTAGAGCAAATGATTACAGATGCAGACAAACATTTTAAACAAGCAATATTGAGAAGATGGGAAACAATAATAGATAGAATAAATAAAAGAAAACATAAATCTTATGATTTTAGGAGTATAAAAATAGATTTACAAAGAAATCTACCAACCGACAAAGATACTGAAACGGCAAGAGCATTAAAATTAAGGGGACTATTAAGTGACGCATCAGTTATTGATATGTTGCCAGATGACCTAGATAGTAATTCGGAGTTAGAAAAGATAGATAAACAAAATGAAGAAAATATGCAAAAAAATCTAGAGAATATAGCAAAAATGGGACAAGACACAACAGATATTAAAATAAACAATAAAACAGACAATAATAAATCTAATCAAGATAATGAAAGAAAAAATATTTCAATAAAGAAGGGAGAAAAAGAAAATGATGTTGGAGCCATATAATCCTAAAATCAATAAAGGGTTAAAAATAGAATATAGCAATAAAATATATGACAAAATTATTTATGCAAGTATATCTGATAATGAGATACACTTTGAAAATAGAGAGAATGATTCAATAACTAATAATATTGCATGTAAATTAAATGAAATAAAAATAACATTAGAATAGAGGTGTTTTATATGTGGGAAGTACATGACAATTATATGAGACAGTTAAAACAACTATACAATAAAACATCAAAACAAACGCAAAATAGACTGCAAGAACTATTTGATACATTTAACTTTACATCAGAAAATATATATGATATAGCAGACAATAAGACTAAAAAAAGAATAAATACATATATAGAGCAATGGAAAGAACAAAAATTATTAATTGGTTATTTTGGTGTATTAGCAAATAATATTTATAAAAGAACAAGAGTAAAGAATAGTGAAATATTAGAATTACTTATTTATAGTGCATATATAGAAGAACAAAGTAAACTTGAAGAACAGGAAAAACAAATAATGTATGAAGATGCAAATTATTACTATGAAGAACGGACAAAAAGAAGTAAATAAAAAGAAAAAGCCATCAATATTAGCGATGGCTTTATTTCTTGCATTATTAGACCAACCAAATTACAGTGGCTTTAATTGGAAACAATATATTGAAGCAACAATGCAGTATAATGCACAACAAATATACAAACAAGCAATTCTCAATATGCAACAACAAAAAGACCTAGAAATCGATTCTAGTGAGTTTCAAACAATAATAAATAGACAAAATAATCAAAAGCTCAATATAAATAATGATAAGATATCAGGTGCAGCAGATTTGCAAATGATTGGACTAAATAATCTAGCAAAGGTAGAAGGAATAAAAGAAGTAACGGAAGATAATTCAAAAGTTAGATTTATTGCAGTAGAAGATGATAAAACAACATTGATGTGTGACAGTTTGAATAATCAAGAGTTTTACATTAACAAAGAAAATGTATTTGATAGATATTATGGTGAAACACAAAAAGAGCTAACAATACAAAGAATTAAATGTAATGGCTTAGTGCTCGGGCTAAATCTTCCACCAATACAACATCACTTTCATTATTGCAGGTCAACAATAATGTATTTGCCACCAGTTGAAAAACAAGACAAAACAAGGTATAATGATATAGAATATCCTTCATATATTAGGCTAAATGTGAATAAAAATTATAAGCCTGAGAGTGAAATAGATAAAATTGTAAATGCAATAACAAAATTGCCTTACAATATAAGAAAGTTAGTTGAAGATACAAACTATGAAATATTTTCAGTGGGTAAAGTATACAGAAATAATAATAAAATTAGAAACAGTTTTTATGACAGAAAAGAAGATAAAATATATATAATAGATGGAGAAGGCTTGACTGAAGGCGAAGTCATCCACGAAATTGGCCATGCAATAGAAACTAAGTTAAATATACTAAACGATAAAAAATACATTAAAATACGTAATGCAGGGTTAGAGAATTATAATCAAGAATTAATAAAATATAATGAAGAATTGGACATGAATGGAATAAAGAACGTGAAATTTATATCTGATTTGCAAGGTAAAATTTACAATAAGGACTTACAAGGTAATTTAAGAACTTATAGTAATGGAAATATTAATATGAATTGTTTAGGAGATTACTTTAGTGAAGGATTTAGAGAATACATTGAGAATAAAGAAAATTTACTAAATAAAGATAAAAGTTTGTTTAAATATATTAGAGGTGTAATAAATGAATTATGATGAAATAAAAAAGAAGGCATTAAAAGAAAAGAATGCTAATAAATTAATAAAATTGATTGAGGAATATAATTTACAAGATGATGAAGATATTGCATCGCATTTTAGAGAAATAGATACTGAAGACACAATGGAATACAATTTATATAATAGAAAGAAATAGCACTTACTGAAAGGTGGGTGCTTTTATTATGGAAAGAAGATGGAAAATATGTGGTTATTAGTTTTAATATTAAGCATTAAATTACAAATGCCAACTTGGTATTGGATTATATTTACTATAATTACAATATTTAGACCTGTTATATGGGTATTTAAATATAATTTTGCTGATGGATATATGAAAGCAAAAAATAAAGATAATAAATAAGTTATTAACATTTTAAAATTATATATGTATATAGTGGCGGAATAGGTAGACGCTAAGTGAGATAGAAATATCCGAATCGAATAAAATACAGTGGTAACCGTTATCAGAAGTGGCGTAGGAGTGTACGCTGGCGCTCTATGTTAGGTGCAAATCCTAACCTATATACCAATTTAAAGAGCTAAGTCGACAGGCTCTTATTTTTATGCCGTTTTTCTTGTAGTTAGGCTTTATAAAACAAACAAAATAAATTTTAAGCAACTTTAGGCAGAGAACTAAAGGGGCAAGGAGGAACAAATGGAACAAGAAAACAATCAAAATGTTAACTCTGAGGCAGAGAACTCAAAGGGAACAGAAACAAGTAAAAGTGAAAGAACTAATTATGAAGAACTTATTAAGACAGACAAAGAACTTCAATCATTTTTAGATTCAAGAGTATCAAGTTCTAATAAAACTGCTATTGAAAATGCAAAAAAACAATGGGAATTAGAAAGAGATACACAAAAATCAGAAGCTGAAAAATTAGCACAAATGAATGAAACTCAAAAACTTCAATATCAATTGAAGAAACAAGAAGAAGCAAATCAAGAAATTCAAAGGAAATTAAATGCTAGGGATTTAAAAGATGAAGCTTTAAAAATAGCAACAACACAAGACACAGCATTTGACCCAGAATTTTTAAATCTTTTTGATTATGAAAACATGACAGCAGAGCAATTACAGGCAAAAACAAAGCTTATAAAAACAATTCAAGACAGAATTGTAGAAAAAGCAGTAAATGAGTGGTCAAAAGAAAAACCACCATATAATCCAGACCCATCTGGTAATAAGTCAAGTGCTGATGAAGCAATAAGAAAGGCAATGGGATTAAAATAAGAAAGGAAGAATAAACAATGAATAATATTGAAATATCAACAATTTATTTACCTAAATTAGATGAGGTATATAAAAACGAAGCAAAAACATCTATATTAGATGGAGATGAAACAACAGTACAAAAAGGATTAAATGGAGAAATAAAAGTAGCTAAACTAGACATGGATGGTTTAGGAGATTTCTCAAGAAATGATGGATACACAAAAGGTTCAACAAAATTTGTATGGGAGACAGTAAAATATGACAAAGAAAGAAGCCAAGACTTAAGAATTGATAGACTAGACAACCAAGAAGCATTAGGATTACCTTTTGCAAGATTATCTGGAGAATTTGTAAGAACAAAAGTAGTTCCAGAGACTGATGCTGCAAGAATTGCAAAAATAGCAGGAGTAGCAGGAATTTCGCTAAAGAAAGAAACTATTTCTGACGGTGCAGGAGCGGTAAGTGCATTAAGAGTATGTACAAACAAAATGGATGAAGATGAAGTTTCAACAGAAAATAGAATCTTATTCATAACACCAACATTAAAAGGAATGATTGATGATTTAGACACAACTAAATCTAAAAAAGTATTAGAGAGATTTTCAACAGTAATTGAAGTTCCACAAACAAGAATGTATACAGCAGTAACATTGAATGACGGAAAAGAAAATTATGGATATCAAAAAGCAAAAGACACATACATTAAGTCAAAAGATACAGCTGTAGTATCAGGAAAGGTATATTATACAGAAAGTTCTGGAACATATTCAAAAGTAACTTCTCCATCAGGAAATCCTTCAACATCAGATTACTATGAATTAGTAGAAGGTGGAAAAGATATAAACTTCTTATGTGTTGAAAAATCTGCTGTAGTAACAGCTATGGATCAATACATAAAATATTTTACACCAGATGAAGACCAAAGAGGAGATGACAATGTATTTAAATATAGAAACAACAATTTATATGGACATGTATATGAAAACAAATTAGCAGGTGTATACTGCTCATACGAAGGTTAGGAGGTAAACAAATGTCAACATTTATAGGGCTAAAAATAAATAAAGTAGAAAAAGAGGCTAAACCAAAAGCTGAAAAGGGAAAAGAAAAAGAGGCTGAACCAAAAGCTGAAAAAGAATAATTAGGGAGGCAATAGAAATGGCAGAAACCAGTAACATAGATAAAATAATAAAAGATTTAGGACCAAATTATTCAAAAGAAGATAATGAGGTTTTAAATGAAATATTAGAGGAAGTAAGTTCTATTGCCTCTGATATTTCTAATAGACAAAAAAATGATGAGAAGTTATTTCCATATATTAAGAAAGCAGTAAAAGCAATATATCTTTCAAGAGGAGCAGAAGGCTTAACAAGTCGTGGAGAAGGTTCTATATCAAGTGCATATGAAGATATCATGGAAAAATTAAGAAATGACATTATAAAGTCTGGCTTAAGGAGGATTAAATAATGTTATTACGAGATTTAACAAAAGTATATATATCAGAATATGAAGAAATAGAGGACCACGGCGAAACTGAAAAGAAATGGAAATACAAAGGCATAGCTTGGCTAAATATGCAACAAGATGTTAGTGAATTAGACAGAAAATCAACTGGAGAAGTGGATTATAGCACATATAAAGGTCGTACAACGAGAGATTATGATATACGAAAAGGCAATGGAATATCATTTGAAGATGTCTCAAAATTAGAGGAGTTTATTCCTGAATATAAAGTGCTAGATAAAAACAAGATTGGAAGCACTTATGTATATAGAATGGAGAAAATACAATGATAAATTTCAATTGTAATATAAAAGTAAAACATAATTTTAAAAATATAGATGCTATAATTCAAAAACTACCTCAATTTAGTAAGGAAAGTGTGGAAGAAGTTTTAAAAAATGTAAGAGGATATGCTATAAAGCTTGAACGAGGACACAATGAAGAACGGTATATTATACGAATTAATTGATACTTCAAATATGGAAGTAAAACGGTCGCATATATGCTAGTCCTGACAAATTTATAAGCAATGGTGTATCTTATTTGTTTTTTGAGTATTTTGGAACAGGACAATATGCTGAACAAGAACATATTGGAAAGACTGAACACTTTATAGCAAGTGGATGTACAGAATGGTTTATTCCAGTAGGTAAAGTAGAAAAAGCATTACCATATCCAGTTGTCAATATTCAGGGAATGGACTTTTACATAGCTCATGGAGTAAAAGCAAATCACTTTATGGGAGATGCTGAATTTGAGAGTAGAAATGAAAATGTAGAAATAGTTAAGAAGAAGTTAGACGATATGATAAAGGAGTGTTGCAAATGAAAGATTTAAGTATAAAGGACTTTAGCGATTTAGTATATGAAAAACTAGAACCATTAAAGTATAAACAAATATTAACAAATCCAACAACTACAAGCAAATTTCCTTGCTTGGAATTGCATACACCTTTGAAATCAGTAAATCTAACAGAAAACGCATTTCCTATTCGTTCTACATTTCAAATATCAATCACTTGCTGGAATGAAAAACAAAGACAAGCAATGCAAATGACAAACGAAGTTGATACGAAACTTCAAGAATTAAATTTTATAAGGACTAATACCAGTCCCGCAGTATATGACCAGATACTGCAAAAATACGGTATAACAATAACATTTGAGGTTCGTTATAATTCTATAACAGCCTCTTTTAATTTAAGATAGGAGGAATTAAAAATGGGAGATGAAGTAACACCAAAAACAACAACACCACAAGTTGCAATGAAAGCTAAAGTATCTTATTCAACAACATTAACAGGAGATAAAATAGACATAGGTTATGTTCAAAAAGTAGGACAATTAAAGACACTAAAAGAAGGCCAAACATATAGTGCTCTTGATTTAGAAGAGGAAAGAATGGCAAAAGGAAAAAGAAAGGCAGAAACTGTTGATATTGAAATGATGTTCATTCAAGAAACACATAAATCTATTAAAAGTATAGCAGATGCAGATACAACAATATTCTTATTCTTAGAGTATCCAGAAACAACAGCATCAGTTGCTAACAAACCACTAGTTCAGTCTGTAAAATGTAATGTAGACATAGCAGGCCAAGAAATAAACGATGGAGACTTTATAAAAGACACAATGAGAGTATATAAAGAATCAAATGTAGTAGAAACAGATGGATACCCAGTAGAAGGAGATTCAACAAAATATTAATATTAAGAGAAGGTTCAGTTCATAGAACCTTCTCTCTTTTGCAAAGGAGAGAAAAAATGATATTAGAAACAAAAAATAAAAGAATTAAACTAGTATTAAAAACAAGAAAAATAGTGGAAATCGCGAATACACTAAAAAATAAAAATTTTGAAGATGCTTATTTTAAAGCAGTAAAGGAAAATGACTTAAACGCATTATCTAAGATTATATATACACTTGCAGAAAATGAAGATGGAAAACACGCATTTTCTAGCTCTGATGAAGTTTATGATTTCTTAGATGACTATAAAACAGAAAATGGAAAAACATACAGTGATATTTATAAGGAATTGACAGAGGTTATAAATGAACAAGGTTTTTTTATGAAAAAAATGAACAAGAAAGAACTAACAGAAATGATATCAAATCCTTTATCAGCAATGAATATAGACGAATTAGTGCAGAAATCAGCAGAGAAAGCAATAAGCAAAATGGCAGAAAGTCAAATATTTTTAGAAGCTTAGATTCAATAATAGATAATATCAAAAATTCTAACAATTTAACGGAAATAATTTACGCAACTGAGCCTTTAGCATACTATTTTGGGTTAAAACCGAGCGACTTCTGGGAAGGAAGCTATAAAGAAATAAATCTGTATTGCCAAAGCCAAATAAGCAGAAGAATCGATGACTTTAAAAGAGAAATTGATTTACAAGAAGCGGTTACAAATAAACTTATTGCAGGTGATTGCATGAATCAAAATGCTAAGATGATAACTATAAGAGAACAATACAAGGAATTATTTAAAACAGAGGAAAAAGAACAAACCTTGGAAGAACAAAGAAGGCTATTTAAAGGCTAATGTCGAATTATGTCGAAAAATAATTTATAATAATATATTGATTTTTAATAATGGTTGTAATATACTCCTATATGTAAAGGGGGTAATATAATGGAAAAAACAAAGAGCGGATTTGGAACAACAAGCTTAGTGTTGGGAATAATTGGGATTTGCACATCATTTATTCCAATAGTAAACAATTTGTCATTTTTATTAGGATTAATTGGAGGGATTTTTGCAATAGTTTCTTTACTAAAGAAAGCCAGTAAGGGACAAGCTATAGCTGGAATCATTTTATGTGTGCTTGCAATAATAATTACTGTTAATTCTCAAAAAGCTTTAGCAGATGGCTTAAATGAAGTTAGTTCAAATTTGAATAAGGCAACTGGAGCAAGTACAGAGGAAGTTTTAAAAAATGATGTAAACGTTGAATTAGGCAACTTTGAAGTAACAAAAGGAAGTTATGGTATTACAAACACAAAACTTACAGTAAAGGTTACTAATAAAACAAGTGAAAAGAAATCTTTTAGTCTACATATTGAAGCAGTAGATTCAACAGGCACAAGAATTGATGATGGCTATGTTTATGCTAATGACTTGGGTGCTGGACAAAGTCAAAACTTTGATATATTTACATTAGTAACATCAGATAAAGTAGATGCAATGGAAAAGGCAACATTTAAAATTGTAGAAGCATCTATGTATTAAATTTTGCAAATAAAATATTTTAAACACTTACTTCGGTAAGTGTTTTTATTATGTTGGAAAAGGGGGGAAGGTATGACTGTAGAAGAAATCGAAATTATTGTTACTGCAAAAGTAGAAGAAGCATTAAAAGGATTTGAAAAATTAGTTCCTGGAATAAAAAAAGAATTAGAGAAAGTACAAGAGTCCTTTTCTAAAATTAATATATCAACACTCCAAAATAAAATTCAAAAAGCAACTAATTTTATAAAAAATAAGATGCGTAATTTAAAAAAAGATAACCAAGACAATGCAATAATAATAAAAGTAAATAATCAGGAAGCTATAAAACAAACAACACAATTACAAAAAGAAATAGATAGTTTACAAAAAAAAATAAGTGAACGAGAAATAAAGCTAAATATAACAAATGGGGCATTAGATAAAATGAAAGAGACGACGAGACAAAATGTATCAAAAGAAATGCCAGATGCTGGATTTAAAAGAATAAATCAACAGACAGAGCTAAGATTATTCAACGATGACAATTATGTTAAAATGGTAAATGAAAGTGATAAGTTAAATAATGAAATAATTAGATATAACGCGTTACTAGATAGTGCCAAATCAAAAATGACAGAATTAGAAAATAAAACTAATTCGAACACTACCACTCAAAGAAAAATGAGTGGCTTTTTTAGTATGATTAAACAAAAAATAGAACAAGCCAAAGCTAGTACTTTGGGATTTAAAAACAACTTCAAGGGGATACCTAAAGTAACTCAAAACATTACAAACAATATAAAAAATATGGGAAATGGTCTCAAAGGAAATCTAAAACATGTGCTAAAATATGCGGCGGCATTATTTAGTTTGAGGGGGATATATTCTGTTTTAAGTAATTCAGCAAGGAGTTGGTTGTCTAGTCAAAACGCTGGAGCTCAACAATTAAGTGCTAATATAGAATACATGAAATATGCAATGGGAAGCATGTTTGCACCAGTAATAGAATATGTAATTAACTTAGTATATAAATTAATGAAAGCAATACAAAGTTTAGCTTATGCTTTTACTGGAGTAAATATATTTGCAAAAGCAACAGCTTCATCTATGAAAAGTGCATCAGGCAGTGCAAAACAGACAAGTAAATCTTTAAGTGGAATACACAGCGAAATAAATAATGTTTCTGATAATAAAAATTCAGGAGGAAGCGGAAGTGCTACACCTAATATGGATTTATCAGAGCTGGATAAAAGTCCAAACAAAATAATAGATGTAATTAAAAATGGTAATTGGAATGAAATCGGAGCTATGATAGGGAAAAAATTAAACAATGCTTTAGCTAAAATACCTTGGGATAAAATACAGAGTACAGCTAAAAATATAGCATCTGGAATAGCACAAACATTAAATGGCTTTATAGCAGTAACAGATTGGAAGCAAGTGGGAGATACGGTTGCGCAAGGGTTAAATACAGCAATTTATTTTGCTTACAATTTTGTAACAACATTTGACTGGAAACAGTTTGGAAAAGCTATAATAAATTCAATTAATGGATTTATAAAAAATACAGATTGGAGCTCAATATCTGAAACTATGTCAAACCTCGCAATAGGTGTATATAATGCAGTTACTGAGTTTATATCTAATATAGATTGGCAAGCCTTAGTAGATGCGATTATTAATTGGATAAAAGGTATAGATTATAGTGGAATAGCACAGTCTTTGTCAGAAATGCTAGGAACAGCAATAGCAAGCATAATTAAACTAGGAAAAGTAATAGGAGAAAAAATAAGCGAAGGAATTGATTCTGCAAAACAATATTTTCAAGAGAAAATAGAGGAATGTGGAGGAAATATCGTAGCAGGAATTTTTAAAGGCATAGTAGATGCTTTTGTTGGAATAGGACAATGGATTAATGATAACATTTTCAAACCATTTATAGATGGATTTAAAAGTGTATTTGGTATACACTCACCATCAACTGTTATGGCTGAAATGGGTGGATTTTTAATAGAAGGATTAAAACAAGGTCTATTAGGCATCTGGGAAGCTGTAGCAGGAATTTTTACAGGTTTTGCTGAGAATGTTAAAAATAAATTCATTGAAATCAAAAATGGAGTATCTGAGTGGGCAGGAAATATAAAAAGTAAAGTAAAAGAATGTTGGGATAATGTTTCAAACAAAGTGAAAGAAAAAGTTGATAATGTAAAAAGCAGTATTTCTACAGGATTTAATAATGCACGAAATACAATATCAAATTGGGGAAATAATGTTAAATCTAAAATAAGTGAATGTTGGTCTAATGCATCTAATACTGTTAGAGATAAAGTAAATACATTAAAGAACAATATTTCAACTGGACTTAATAATGCAAAGACAGTAATTTCTGGTTGGGGAGACAATATAAAAACTACATTTACAAATCTAGGAAGAAACGCTACAACTTGGGGTAAAGATTTAACAGAGAATATGGCTTCTGGAATAAGAAATACAGCTCATAAGGTTGGAAGTGCAGTTCAAAGTGTTGCTAGCAAAATTAAAGGATTTTTAGGTTTCTCAGAACCAGACGAAGGACCTTTGAGTAATTTCCATACATATATGCCAGATATGATTGATTTAATGGTAAAAGGAATAAAAGACAACGTTGGAAAAGTAAAAAGTGAAATAGAAAATTTAGCAGGAACAATGTCTTATACAATAAATACGGAAGCGGTAACAGGTATTCCTTCAACAAATCCAACAATAAAACCTGTAAATGTTAAGGCTAATAATATGTTGGATGCTTTAAGTGATATAGCATATAAAGAAAATGAAAACAATAAACCAATTTATTTAACAGTAAATGTAGGAAATGCAAAACTAGGACAAATATTATTAGACAATCTAAGAGACATGAAAAGACAAACAGGGAAAAACATAGAAGCATTAGTAGGAGGATAAAATTATGTTATGGAGAGAACATGGAAAAACAGAAAATTTACCGACACCAAGTACATATTCAGCAGACATAGAAGATACAGACAAAGATAGTTATTCTTCTATTGTTGATGGTTCTTTAATAGACAATCCCATTGCAGTAGGACTTTTAAAACTTTCTATGAGTTGGGATTTTAACACAGAAGAAGAAGCAGAACAACTTATACAGAAGACATATAAAAATCCATTTATATTGGATGTTAAAGTTCCAGTAGTAGATGGAGGCTTTTTAGAAAATGCAAAATTTAGGGTATCAAAAAGAAAAGTAGAAATGATAGATACAGAATTAAATACGAACACTTCTAAAACAAGGTGGAAGTGCTCTTTTAATTTAATGCAAAAAGAATTAACAGAAGCACAAAAAACAGCAGTAGAGGGGGTAAATAGTTAATGTATGATACAAGTGATAGCTACAAAGCAAAGATATATAATACACCACATGCGTTGAAAGTGTTTATAAACGATAGTGAAATAGATAAAAAATACATACTGAGTTGTAAAGTAGAACAACAGCTGCTTTCTAATGACGAGTTTAGTTTTGGCTCAGTTACTGCAAAAAGTGCTGAGTTAAAATTGTATAAAACAGCAGTGCCAGAAACTATAAATAAGGTGGAAATAAAAAGTGGAATAACAGGAGAAATAATAACAGTTGGTATTTTTAATACAGATGAAGTTAGTAAAGATGATGATTATACTGTAACATTAAAATTAATAGACAATATGATTAAATTTGAATTTAATTACGATGGAAGTAAATTAACATACCCAGCAACTTTACTAACTGTATTACAGGATATATGTTCAAAAGCAGGAGTAGAACTTCGGTTCTACTTCTTTTTTAAACATGAATAAGGAAATAGCAGTGTACGACAATACAGTACCAGCAAGAACTTATTTAAGTTACATTGCAGAACAAGCAGAAGGTTTTGCAGTAATTGGTAGAGATGGAAAACTTTATATTAAGACGTTTGAATTACAAAAAGGGGAAAAAATAGCTGAGGGTAAAAACATAAATTTTACAAGTCCTATTGTAGAAAAAATAATAATAGAAAAATTAGAAGGTTCTTCTACTCAAACAACAAGAATTGGAAAAAATTTGTTTAATGGAACATTAAAAGCAGGTTTATTTTTAGCAAGCAATGGCGTAACTTTCGTGCAAAATAACAACTATGTCTGCTC